ACTCCAGATTGACTCCATGTATTCTTAGTAGCACCTAGAGTTCCAGATACAGTCCACCCATCGATACTATTATTTTCAAAACCAGTCCCTAGTGTTTCTGCTTTTGCATTTAAGCAAAATAATAATAGACTAATTTTGAGTAGCGTTAATAATCGTGTTACCACCATTGTTAATCCTATTCCTAATCTCTACTGGGCCTTGTATCTGTGTTATAGTTGAGTTCTGGTTCTTGGGAGTCGTTATACACTGTACGTCACCATTACCTTCGCGGCATAGTGTAACTTGTAGATCATCGACTTCAACTAGTACCCCAGAAGTTGGTATATAATCTGGTAATAGTCCACTCTTGGTTTTACCCAATAGATCTAGTTGTGCAGCGAGTTGCGCGTTGATAATGTCTAATATGTTTGCTAAGAAGTCATTATCTAAAAAGTTACGATCTAACTTACTCTTATAAGTTTCTGCGGATTGCTTTTCTAACACATTGATAAGTTTATTTTCTGCTAAGAAGTCAACATCTAATGCTCCTTTTGCATCAGCTTTCTTTTTAGATTTGTCTTCATCAGTCTCTCTAAGTTCTTTTGGTGGGCTTAATATAAGGATGTTACTGATTTGACTCTCATCTAAATTTAAGACTACAGGCTTAAATGGTTTGCTATCTCTATTATCTACACGTGTAGCTTGAAATGGCTGATCTAATATAACTTTACCTTCATCTGTAACAATTTCAATCTTACCTGTCTTGCAGTCTAGTATAACATCTTTATAATCTTTAGGACAACTAGGTAACAAGATGATAGTACTTCTACCTAACTCATCTACAGTAGCAGTAAAGTCTGTACCTCTTACTGCAATAGTAGCACTTGGAGTATTAATCTTAACGTTATCTGGATTATTGTGTGCGACTGCTCCTGATGCATAGCGAACAGTACCTAAAGCAACCTTCATGGCGAGCTTGCCGCCTTTCTTGCTATTAGGGTCATATACAAAATCGTCTATGACTAACTTACTATTCTCGCTTACTTGTACTCTTGTATCATCAGCAAAAGTTATACCAGTTTTGCCTTGAGTTGTCTTGACAACGTCGTTCATCTCTACGCCAATACCTTTATTTCCGGTAAGACTAGAGCCTTTACGTTGAATGTTTGCTGGAGCGTTTTGAAGTTCAGTTATACTACCCACGGCCGCAAGTGCGAGTTGCGGCCAGAGCAATATAAGAAATACTAATTTCCAGTAGTAATGTTCCATGTATTACCGCTTCCAGAACTCAATACATTAACTGTTGTGTCAATAGTTCCAGATTGAGTAACGCCAAATGTGTTACTAGATCCAGTTAGGTTTAGTGTGAATGCATGACCATTAGTACCAGCAGTGCCAGTTTGAGATAGTGTAATACCATTACTTGCACCAACAGTGGTTACGTTGACTTGACCTTTGTTGCTGCTAAGAGTACCAGTGAATGTATTACTTGCACCACCAGTCATACTGATATTACTTACTGTTTCATCTGCATTAATATTAGCAGTAATACTATTAGAAGCGCCGCCTGATGTAACAGCAGTAAAGTCATTCTTACTACCTAATACGTTCAAGTTAATGCTTGCACTATTACCAGTTTGACGTACATCGATGAAGTTACTACCGCTTACACCTAAACCAGAATTATTACTGTTAATAGTTGCTGTGCCATTATTACCAGTCACATAGTATGTTAAGTCAATACCATACGCACGACCAGCAGCTGTACTTACATTTAAACCTAAGTTTAATGTGTTAGTACTACCAATTTGTTGGATATCGATTACACTGTTATTACCATACATCTTTGCTGGTGTTGTGTTACCTGTACCAACTCCTTGTATACCGCGTATAACGTTACCTGCTCCTGTTTGTAGCACATCAATAGTACTGTTATCTCCACTTTGATCAATGTAGATACTATTGTCTGCCGCCCAAACGTTGAAACTTAATAATAAAATCATGACAAAAAGTTTTAATGATTTTATCATCATCTCTCCTTATTGTGGTTGCAATGGCTCATAGGAGAATTCCCATATGCCTTTCTTGCTACCTTCTTTTATTAATTCTACTACTGCACTCTCTATAGCAGCTTTAACTGCTTGAGTTCCAGGCTCATTTATAGTTAGACCGCTTTCTATCTCAAAAGCCTGTGTTCCATCTTTTATAAACTTTAATACTGCCATACTATCACTAGCACTGTAAATAGTTTTTTGAATATTCACAGCAGCTAAAACTTTACCAGAATTTACACTAACAACTCTTAAACTTACTGTTACTATATCTTCGCTATATTGTGTTTGTGGACCTATACCTAACATCCTTGCAGCACTACCACCACTCTTAACGCTTGTATCATATCCAGTAATACCACCTTCTACAATAACTCCCGCGTAAATCATTGGACCCAACGGTTTTGCTTTAGGTCCATCATATGCTTCTCTCATCTGACGTATTAGTTGACGCTCTTTAGTTAAACTATCAATACCAACTCTTTCGACTACTTCAAACCAAAGACCTTTACCAACATCTTGTAAAGCTTTTATTAAGAACGCTTCACTACCTTGAGTTACAGCTGAACTAAGGTTTGCAAAATTTGGTGCCGGGCGTCTTTGACCAGTCTTATCAGCAAAGGTATATACAGCCACAGTAATTGGTCTACCTGCTGGTGGAGGTATAGTATCAAATTCTTTTTGCATGATACTCTTTACTTCCATGGGTTTTTCTGGTGTAGTGACTACACGTGTCGTTGCACAACCAGTTAAAAATATAAGCGATAATAAAATTAGTAGTTTATACATTTTAGAATTGCCATTGACCTAGTGGTATAGTTATTGAAGTTGTACTTCCAAGATAATCAGTAACGTTTAGATTAATCTCTGTACCAGTTCGACTCCAATTGATTATGTTACCTTCAAAGTTTAAAGTTCCACTAGTTGCACCTCCGTCGGCAAACATTTCAGTTGCCAAGTTTTGGCTAATCTGTGCATAGATACGACTTTCAAGATTGTTTAGAAATTTAGCAACATTAGTATTATTAGCATCGTTCTTTGCTTTATCTAATTCTGCTTGAATTTCTTTCTTAATATTTTCTTTTCTAGTACGTTCTTGATTTTCAAGAGTCAACACATGACTACTATATCCATTACCATTAAATGATGGACTCTTAAATGTAAAGTCAGGAAGGGGTTGAGCTTGTGCCAACCCAAATGATAAAATACTAAGTATTAGTATTCTTGTCGTGAGCATCGTTTTGTTCTTTCTCTCTTAAAGATAAAATGACGTTCACTTTTTGATTAAGTCTAATCAAGTCGTTGTCTAACATACGGACTCTATCGATTAAAGCTATCAAAACTTTATTTGATTCACTTAAAACTGGTTCGATCTCTTCTGTTACCCATTTCCATACGAAATAGATAAAATATCCCATGCCGCCAGCGGCGACTATTGGGAACCCATACTTGTTTATTAAATCTGCTAACTCATCCATAATATTGTAGCAATAAACATTCCAACAAAAGTACCGATAAATCCTGCTTTCCACATATCTCTATCGGTCCAAAGCATTTTATCACGTTCTCTTTGTAGTCTATAGTCTATCTGTTTCTCTTTGAACATTACTCTCTCTCCTTACTAACGCTATTTCTAATTCAATTGCGAAGTTCATGGCCTCAACATAACGTTTCCACATTACAGGGTCATGTATAATTTCTTCGGGCGGAGTATATTTAGTCACGTCTTGCATCAGACTGTTCCGCACGAGCTATTCTATCTAAGTCGGGAGGTATGCCTAATGCATGTGACACTTTGGTGTCTATGCGAATGACGTCATGATTCATGGCAGCCACTCTTTTGTCAAGGGCCATGATAATACCACTCATGCCTTTGACGCCAGACGTGACGCCATTCAATATAAATTTAAGGGTTAGGAAAACAAAATACCCGCCTGCGCAGGCCATTACGATGGGGAATCCTACCTCTCCGACTAACTTGAAGAATTCCATATATTATTTATATGAAATTACTCTCCGTATTTTCTTTTTAATCGGTCCAGTGAATTTAAAGGTTTATTGAGCTCGTCAATTTCTTGCTCGATAGTTTTTGATGGGCTAATATACTCATCAATATTGACACCTAGAGAAGGTTCTTTTTTCTCTGGTGGGGGAGGTGGTGCTGTTGGAACTTCGTCATAATGATCACCATCATTTCCATTTTGGCCGATGATATCAGCTCTCTTATCATCTTCGTCTGTCCATGTAGGAGGAGGTTTTATTGACCATGATAATGGGTTATGTGTTGAATCTTCCCATTCTGGCCATGCTTCAGAATCAGGCACCCATTCTTGGCGCCAACCTTCTATTTTAGGTTGTCTTTTTTTTAGAGACCAGTTTACTGCAACTAACATAAGAACTGCTAATGGATCAAATACTAAAACAATCATGATGATAACCCATCGAACAGCTTTCTCAAGCATGTTTTGATCTAAAGTGTCTCCATAGATTAATGCTGCAATATACTTGACTGGTCCTACTTCAGCTTCTACCTTACGAGCTTGAGATGCTACTGGCGCTCGTTCAGCTTGTAGTTTAACTATAGATGCTTGTGCAGTGGTAATTTCATTCTGTAGTTTCTTACGTTCACTTGATTGAGATCTATGAATCTGTACTGCGCGTTCTGCTCCTTTATCATCTGTAGTACGAGCAAGTTTCTCGTCTACTTGAGCATCCATTTGTTTTAATGCCTTACGAGCAGCTTCAATATTTTCTCGTTCAGTCTTGATCTTATCGTCAAATATCTGAACCTGAGCTGTAATATCTCCAGCAGGTACTGCCTGATCCAAGTGGGCTTTTGATAAGAATCCAAATATACCCATAGATGTTAACATCATAAGGATAATGATTGCTGTTGTGAAATACGCTTTGAATGAGAACGGTACTTCATCCCAGTTTCTATACAACCATGATGCAACTACTAGTTTAGATACCTCAAGAATACCGCCCATGATAATGATAGGTACTACTGCAGCCGCAAATATAGCTATCAAACCTGCAATAGAATAGAACGCTGCAATACAGCTAAGAGATATAGCTGAAATGAACATTATACTTGTCATTACTTTATCATTCATGGTACTTTATTTATAATCCATTTTTAATTTACCAGCTTGAGTCTGTGGACCATCAATTGCAATAAACTTTTCAATTAATCTTGCAGTAAAATCATCTTCATCTGGCATAATTGCATAATCATATAAATGAGGATGTGCATGATGATTATTATGATAAGCTTCTCCAGACACTAAATATTTTAGCCAATGATTGTTTCTACTTTCATCATTTGTATCAAAATTGCGATATCCCCAGTTATGATTTATACAATTACTAGTTATATTAGCTTCAATTCTACAGTAAATAGCTGGTAAAGTTAGTATATAAACACTAATTCTCCAATCTATTAGCGCAGTTAATATTAATAAGCTATACCATATTAAGTAATAATTATTATGTACAAATATAAAGGTAGGATTTTTAATTAGATCTCTAGGAACATTACTTCCTTTATTACTAAACCAAGATTGATTATTAAATTGCCATAAACCTAATGCAACATATAGTTTTCCTGAGATTTTTGGGCTATGCCAATCTAGAGGTTTATCTGCTTCTTTATGATGATGTCTATGATTATACGCATATCCTATAGGACTTCCAACACCAACAAATAAACTAATCCATGCTAAAAATTTTTCTCCAGCAGGAGATGCATTAAAACATTTATGACTAAAGTATCTATGTAAAGCAATTGTATGACCAAATACTCCAATAAATTTAGCTAAAATAAAAGATATTAGTAACCACCATAAACTAACATCAATACACAATCTATAGATACCATATAGTGCTATGAGATATGTTACACTTATGAATAATCTAAATTTATTTTGTGTGTATATATTTTTTAAATAGTTAAACAATTATTTCTTTTTAGATCTAGTTCTTATTTCTGCTATAAGAGCATCTTGAATTCTTATTTTTTCGTTAAGTGCATCAATCTTATTATTAAGAACATCTATTTTAACATTTAGTTTATGATCTTCTTCTTGTACATTATCATATCTACTATTAGTATATGATAATCGCTTATCAAATTGAATTAAGTAGTTCTCATAGTTCTTTGTTTGAATATATGATGAATAAGAAAAATATGCAGCTACTACAGCTATCAAAGTTAATGTTAAAAAAGCTAATCTAATCTTCATGTTTCAAATGACTCCTATGAATTCTGCATTGTATTTGACCATTATACCAATCATCAGGTTTCTCTAATACTTCATGTTGAAACTGATATTTGGCTTCATAATATGTTGCTGTTCCTTTAGTGAGACAAAACATTAGGATTTCCCGTCTAAACTTATCTTCTCCTAATGTTTTGACATCAGCTTGAACGTCTTTAGATGAAGACCAATATGTCTTCCAATCTGAATCTGTCTTACTTCTAATCTTCTTTTTCTTTTTAGTTCCGTTTTTAAGAGTTACTGTTTTAGTAGTAGTCTTAGAAAACTTTGCTAATTTTTTACCAATGTACCGTTTACCAGTAACAAGATTTGTTATAAGATATACAAACCCTACGTACTTTGAATCGATCTCTTCAATTGGTTCATTATTAAAATACCAGGTCATTCTTCGTAATCGTCTTCTTCGTCGAATATATCAGCACCGCACACAGGGCAATAAACAATGTCTTCAACTGTGACATCATTGGTTTTAACTGTTATCTTACCATGACTTTCACAGTTTGTACATTCGAATAATTTAGTTGCCATTAATGAGCTCCACCCCATACATCAGACCAGTTACCTTTTAATGCGCCTTTAGCATAATCAGTAACACGATTCTCGAAGAAATTACCATGTACAGGAGCATTAATCATCTCTTCTACCCATGGCAATGGATTCTTTTTAACTTTAAAAATACCCTTTAGTCCTAATGAAATTAATCTGCGATCTGCAATATAGCGAATATATTGTTTAACATCTTCTGGTTGAAGATCTCTCATATGAGTTCCTGAGAATGATAAGTCAATAAACTTATCTTCAAGCTCAACCATTCTCTCTGCTATAGTATATATACGTCCTTTTAATTCATCATTCCAGATCTCATTATTCTCTTTAATAAATGTCTTAAATAGCTTAATCATATTTTCAGCATGCATGGTTTCATCTACAATAGACCAAGTAACAATTTGGCCCATACCTTTCATTAAACCATGACGAGGAAAATTAAGGAGCATAATAAAAGAACTAAAAAGCTGCATACCCTCCGTAAAAGCACTGAACACGGCAATATGCGTTGCAGTTGAACTAAGGTCACCGTTTTTCGAGCTGAGTTCCGTAACATAGTCATGTTTATCCTTCATTTCCTGATATTCTAAGAACTCATTGTAAGTAGATTCAGGCATACCTAGCGTTTCAATGAGATGGCTATAAGCCGCAATATGTAATGCTTCACGAGCAGCAAAGCCCATTAGCATCATTCGTACTTCTGGTTGAGGGAAGTAAGGTAAGTAATTCTTAACATATCCACCAGCAACATCGATGTCGCCTTGTGTAAAGAACCTAAATATGTTTGTAAGAAATAGTTTTTCTTCTGCTGTTAGTTTCTTTTTCCAATCTTTTACGTCTTCAGCCATTGGCACTTCTGTATGTAACCAATGCGCTTGCTCATGTTTTAACCATGCTTCATAAGCCCATGGATAGTTAAATGGTTTGAAATGATTTCGTGTATCTGTTAATTTATCTGACATTTTAGAATTCTTTCAGTTTTAGTTTAGTTTTTTCAGCGGAGTTATTTGCTAATAAAGGTGAGAAATTAATACCAGTCTTTTGTTCAATTAATTCTACTGATACTGAATAGTTATCTATAAGTTTTGGATCAAGCTTCTCGTTGATGAATAGATATGCAATTTGTTTACCTGTTTTTGGGTCAATCACAATCTTATATACATGAGATGGAATAGCAACTTTATTCATCATCTTTGGTTGACCTTCAAATAATGCACCTGTGATAACATATACTTCACCTTTAACTTGCGCCCAATATCTTACATTCTCTTCAAGATATTTCCAAATACCACGATTATTACCTGGCACTTGTGGCATCATGTTAGTTAAATAAAAAGATTCAGACATAGCTTGAGCATCAAAAGTCATATCAGCTGCTGGAGCAACATGCCCGCGATCAAATCCCATACCAGTATAATCTGCTAATGTTTGTCTATGTTGAGCTGGTACTTCTGGATCTTCTCTAAAATCATCTTTACGTGGAGCATTCTTTACTAAATGATCTACAGTTACATGTTCAACTACATAATGAGCAACCTTAGTATTATAGTTATAGTTAACTGCATAACCAATACGACAAAGATACTGGTTATTACCTTCAGCTTTAACTGGTGCGCCTTGCCATACATGTTGTTTACACTTATCATCTATTGGATTTGCAAATGAGATACTTGCAAATGCTAATAAAACTATTGCTAATAACTTTTTCATTGATTTTCCGTTTCTAAGTAAATATTACAATCACTTACTGTAATATCGGTTATTTTTATGTTTTTATCACCTATCTTTACAAAGATATGAGGTTCCATGTGTTTCTTTTTAACTGATGCTGAATCATTATTTGATAAAAATATATTACGACCAGCATCTTTTAGTTTTTTTAACATACCTTCAAGTTGCATTTTTTATCCTTCACATGCTAAACATGTATCTCCATCAGTCATAGCTTTAAGATCGATCTCAGCAATAACTTCACGTTCAATACGTTTAGATACTTTGTCTGCTTTAGCGATCTTATCAGAACGACAGTAGTACATAGTTTTAAGTTTTTGTTTCCATGCCATAAAATGAACAGCATGTACATATTTAATATGACTGTCAGGTCTAAAGAATACGTTTAGACTTTGCGCTTGATCAATATATTCTTGGCGATCTGCCGCATGTTGAACAACCCATCGCTGATCAATTTCCATAGAAGTTTTAAACACGTCTTTACCCCATTGGTCAAGAATATCATCATCCAAATGTTGTACTGAACCATCATTAGCGATAATCGAACTCCAAACGTCATCATACTTATCACCAGCTTTCTCCTTTATAATCTTATCTAGATATTGATTCTTATGTAGATGTGATCCACTTAAAGTATCTTGTCTATAAGCATTTGCTCTAAATGGTTCTATTGATGGGGAAGTATTACCCATAAGGATAGAAGAGCTAGCATTGGGAGCGATAGCCATAAGATGAGAAAAACGATTTCCAGTACCTTTGGCATCAGGGGCTTCTCCTCGCTCTCTTCCAAGATGGATATTTGCTTTGTCAAGACATTTTCGTA